CTGGATTATTAAATAAATAGTCCGCCAAATTTTCTTTTTCTTTATCAATCTGATTGTAATTAACACTTTCGACTTCTGTAGGAATTCTAATGTCAACAGAAGCATTGATATAAGCTTGATGTTGCATGCAATCACACTCCTAATCCTTCATATAAAACGGAGAAGTAAACCCGTCACTATTCAAATTCAATCCTTTTGCCCAATCAACAGGCTTATTCATGATAGTTTCGATTTCCTTAAGTCCATTTGAACCTCTAGGTATTTCTACAATTACTTCATCATGGACATGGCCAACTATTTTAAAACCTGATGCTTCAAGCCTTGCTATAGAAATCGCAAGTAAATCCCTTGCAGTTGCTTGAACAATATTCTCGACTAACTTCCCACCATACGTTTTTAACTTTGACCATTTACGGTTAAGATCTAACCCCATAAATTCAACAACTTGACTACCCCAACTATTTTCACCAACTAAAGCTTTTGGATAAGCTAAAGCTCTTCCACTAGGCAGTTCAATCATTAGAAAACCTTTTTTCATATAAAATCTAAGTCCATGTGTATGATGCGTCTTTCGGGATTTTACAGTATTAATTGCAGCCTCTTGGCAAGCCTTCCAAAAATTAACTATGTTAGGATTTGCGTTACGCCAACTATCAACTAAACCTTGTAATTCATTTTCTTCAATGCCCATTTCCAATGCACCCATCGCTTTTAAAGCTCCAGCGCCACCTTGATAGCCTAAAGCTAATTCGGACACTTTTCCTTTTTGTCTGAGAGGGTCGCCTTTAGTTATGCTTTCTACCGGTACATTAAACATTTGAGAAGCCGATGCTTCATATATCTTTCCGTGTGTGTTGAACACATCTAAACGCCATTGTTCTTTTGCATACCATGCTATGACTCTTGCCTCTATTGCAGAAAAATCACTTACTGCTAGTTCATTACCTTCTTCAGCAGTAAATGTCGTCCTAACTAATTGACTTAATAAGTCTTGAGGATGAACATTGAGTAATAAATCTAAATCGTCAAAACGTTGTTCTTTAATAAGATCTCTTGCTATTTCTAATTCAGTATCTGAAATATAATGCTTTGTTAAATTCTGAAGTTGTACACCTCTACCTGCCCATCTTCCAGTACCGGCACCGTAGAATTGAAACAGACCTCTTACCCGTTCATCACTGCACATCATGTCATGCATTTTGTTGTATTTTTTCACACTGGTTTTAGACATTTGCAATCTAATTTCTAGCATTTTTTTAGCTTTTCCTGTTGCTACTTTTAAGTAATCCTGAACCGTTTTCTTTTGTAAATTAGGTATATCTAATCCTTGTTCATCCTTTAACCAAGCCAATAACTGTGTAGGACTATTAGGATTTTCTAAACCTGTTATATGTTTAGCTTGTTTAAGCAATTCTTCTTTACTCTGCTTATCGAGCACATTAGCTCCTAACATCAATGATTTAGAAAGCTTAATACCTCTGTCGTTTATATGTTGGTCAAAAACCCAATATGCTTGTTCAATTACAGTTACTGGAAAGTCTTTAATTTTATTAGCAATTGTCATTTCTACTTCTACATCTCGAATACAGTAATCTATAAATTGTTGCCATTTTTCAAGATCATGTTCAGGCAAGTTTCTTGTTCTTCCTCCATTAACTTTTGTTGGTTTACAAGGTATAGAGAAATAACGAATTAAATTTTTACCTGCTTTATCTTTTTGGTTTTGTAGTCTTAAAACTTCTCCAACTTTATCAAGCGAAGCAGGTAAGCCAATACGCATTGAATTAACCATTGTGCAAATCCATTCTTCAGGTGGCATCTGTTTATTAAAATATTTAGCAAGACAAGTTCTTTCGAAATTAGCATTGAATGCATACTTTTTTACAGCAGGGTCAAATAGAGCAATTTTAAACGTCTCATAATCAGCGTGGAAAGGCTCAGTATCTACTTTAGTCATGTCAATCGCACTAATCGCTCCACCATCTATTGAATAAGCTATAATTAAGATTTCGAAATCTTCAGCTTCTGTGTATTTATAGACACCACATTTCGAAATATCGTTACTGCTATATGTTTCAATATCTATATTCATAAATTTCAAATTCTTGACACCTCAATTTCTTTAAAATTAAAGTGGGGCTAAAAACCCCACCTATTGACTTATAAGAAATCCTCATCATCAGTGTCTAATTCATCGAAATCATCTTCTGCTGCACTTGCACCGCCAAGAGGTTCGCCTTTTTCTACAAGTTGAATGTTGTTGAGCCCTGCTGCAATTCCTTTATTTCCATTTACGTTATAACCATAGAAATTGATTACAGCTCTGATATAGTCTCCGCTAACAACTGAACCAGGTTCGTTCAAACGAACCATGGCAGGACTAACTACACCTGGTGCATTTTGACTTGTAGCATTAATAAAATACGCATTTTCATAATTCGGATCATCTTCACGATCAATGTCTCCATCACGTAATGGCGTTTTCAAGTTATTAGGTATCTTGCCGTTCCATTTACCTTTAAATGCTTCTTTTGCATTCTCAATTGCTTTTTCGATAATCTCGACCATTTGGGTGTCTTCTTTAGGAATAATAAGTGAAACCGAATATTTTTTTGGTGTGCTTTCATCCATACTGTGCGGTTCAAAAATATGTGCATATGATGCTCTTACTTTTCCTGTAATCACTTTAGTTTCATTTTTTAATTGTGCTTTCATGTTTATATACCGTCCTTTTTAATTTTTATAGTTTGTCAAAATCATCTTCAGCAGATTGCTTTATAGCTGGTCGTTTATCAGACTCGGTAGCAAGTGTTAATTTACCTTGTGGCTTTTCTATAAAGCCTTCTGCAATTTTAGAAAATGCTTTTTTGCCGATTAATTTTTCTAAATTCGTAATGCTAAGTAACTTGGTTTCTGTAATATCTTCAGGTTTATAACCCGCTTCAACTAACTTTTCAAGCGTTGCATTTGTATCAGTTATCATTCTTCGCGAGCGACCTTCTACAAGCTTCCAACCAGGATAGTTTTTATCATTTTCTTTCGCTTGATCTAGTGCATATTTTTCTACTTCATCAGCCCATTTTTTGATGTCAGGCAGTTTATATAAAAGTTCTGCAATCTCTTCATCACTCAACAAATGTGGTGGCTTTTGAGGCACATTTTGCATGTATTCTGCACGTGTTCTACATGAATGCTTTATCTTACAGAATCTACAATGACTACCTGCTTTAAACTCACCTTCACCGTTATAAGCAAGTCTGGCTAATGGTTTAACAAAATCGGTTCCCCATTGAAGTAATCTTGATATTGGTAACTCTTCAGTAGAAAAGTTATCTATTCGTGGTTGTATGATAGTCATGCGAACTGTATGAATGTCATACATTAAACTAAGCAGTTCATATGCGCCCAAGCCATATAATCTAAGTTGAGGATTATCTATAGCTGAAACTTCAATGCCTTTACCGTATTTAAGGTCAATAATTTCAAGTACACCACCTGAAAATATAATGACATCACCAGTACCAAAAGATTCAGGGACGTATTTACCTAAATCCAATTTTGTTTCAAATAAAGCTATTACATCGTCATCTCTACTCAAAGCTTCGTTATATTTTTCTTCTACATTAGCTACGTACTCTTCAACATATTCGCGCAACTCTTCACTGTAATATTGATTTCGCTTATAATTTTGAAAAGCTTTATTAAACTCAAACTGTGTTAGGCCTTCATATTTAAGACTGAAATATAACTCACTTAACTCATGAGCGAATGTACCTTCTTCAGCAAAAACTGAACTTTTATCTGCAATACCTTCACTTGCCTTAATACTCGGTGGACAGTTTAGCCATTGTTTTGCTCCACTTGCACTAAGCTTTGCATGAGCTCTATTTGAGTGATCTAGCTTCATGCATTTATTCTCGCATTCATAAAATCAACAATTTTTTCATAATGCTCTTCTTTGATAGTAGATAGCTTATCCGCACCAAGTTCGTTAAGTTTATTTCTAAATTCTTTCTTATCAGAAGTATCTGCTTTTTTAAGGAACTCTTTTCCTACTGATAAAACATAATCTTTAGTTAAATCAGCAGAAGTTTCCTTAACTTCTTCAACTGATTCCAGTTGAGCTGTTTCATCTTTTGGCATTGGTGCTTCTTTAACTTTCTCTTGTACAATTGATGAATCTACAGTTGATAGTTCAGTATTTAGCACACGTAAATTCTTATTTAATAGTTTTAATTCTTCAAAAATACCTTCTAATATTGCCATTGATTAACTCCTCCTTAAAATTGGTTGGCTAAACGAATCATTAACTTGATGCGTTCTTCTATTTCTCTAGGGTCATCACTTTGTTCGTTTAATCTTGCCAATAACTCGAATTGTTCTTCTAATATCTCTTTCTTACGTTCTACAACAGTTAAATGTAACTGCGGTTCAACAACACGCCAGATACCCCAACTTTCCAATTCAATCTTTCCTTTTTTCTTAAGTCTTGAAAGTGTGGATTTTGCATGTGTTTTAGATATCCCAAAAACTTCAACAACATCATCAGAATTGAAATTGTCATATGTTGCAAAATGTGATAGTATTTTTTGTTGTAAGGTCATATTAATAACTCCTTATATAATTATTTAAGACAATTGCTCATCTTGCACTGTTACTTGCTCCAACAAGTAGCAGTTTCTTTATTCTTCATAAAAGTATTCCTTATAAAATATGAATGTTGCGATACTTGCGAATCCCGCAATTGACCATGCTGTAGTGAAGTATAGAAACGGCATGAGTACAATCGCTAAGACCGTGAAGCACAACACTGCTAATAGGTAGCTTTTATATGTGTCGCTCATTTGATAATCCTCCTAATACCATTTTTTATGCTTTCTGATCAAATACTCTTCTAATTTAGAAATATTAATCAATGTTCCCGTTGCTGAATAATCAATGTATAAATTTTCTACACCTAAATTATCTTCACGGTAATATTTCAACCAGTTGTATACTGTACTTCTACATACTCCAAACAATTGATGGATTTGTGTAGGTGTTGCGTATAACTTTTTCACAAATTTTTCTTCGCCTCGATATGTGTTTTCTGGTGTTGGTGGTATTATGATTTTTGGCATCTCTATCACTCCTTTAGATAAATGTTAAAGTTTGTTATTATTCGCCCTGTATTGAAGTTCTCTATCTAATGCATAGAAAACTTTGTTTATTTCTAAGTAGCTGTAATCACTTTTTTTAATAAGCTCTAATATTTCCGCTCCTAAGTTACGTTCCTTTTCCGTTAAATAGGATGAAGAAGCATCAGCTTTGCTAGAAACTTGTGGGACGCCTATACGCAATCCTTCTGATCTTGTGTTCATTTGTTTATGCTCCTTTCGTGTATAATGTTGTTAT